ACTAGCTGAAAATAACAAACCTAGATTACTATATCATTTTAAAAGAAGAGGTTATAGAGGATTCTCAATGAATAGACCCGATAAGGTTTATGCTAAATTATCTGTAACTGAAAAAGAAATAGGTGGAATACCCAACTCATCACAAGATATTGTACAAGCTCACGCTGCTGCAATTGAAAGTTACATAGAAGACCATGTTGGTTTGAATGGAGATGAGTATGGAACAATGTATTTCCAGAAGACATTAGAAGACTGGGCAAGATTCAATATAAATAATCGTACAAAGCATGATGCCTCGATAAGTTCTGGTTTAGCTATTATGGCTTGCAATAGACATCGATATGTACCTACAGCGGATATTAAAAAGAGTACTGTTCCATTAAACTTTAAAAAATACAGTAACGAAGGTTATAATTCAAAAATAATAAAATAAATGATTTATACTAATAGTAATAGTTCTTTTCCAAGTCAGGTTGTACCGGACGAGGTAAAACAAAGTCTTGAATACGGCCAGAAAGTTGGTAGAGCTATCGAGAACGAATGGTTCCGGGGCGACAAGTCTGGTTACGGCGTAGGTAGCCGTTGGGGTTCTAACTGGAATCTTTTTAATTCATTAAGATTATACGCTAGAGGAGAACAATCTGTTGGTAAATACAAAGATGAGATGTCTATCAATGGTGACTTGTCTTACTTAAACTTAGACTGGAAACCTGTTCCTGTTATACCTAAGTTTGTTGATATTGTAGTTAATGGAATTTCAAGCAAGAGTTACGAAATAAAAGCTTTTGCACAAGATCCAGACTCTTTGAAAAGAAAAACAGATTATGCTGATTCTGTATTAAGAGATATGATGGCTAAAGATATGCTAAATGAACTTAAAGGTTCATTAGGTGTAAATATGTTTAGTACAGATGATCCGGATTCTTTACCGGAAGACATCGACGAACTGGAATTAAAGTTGCAGTTGAATTATAAGCAAGCTGTAGAGATAGCAGAAGAAGAAGCTATTAATACTGTTTTAGAAAGAAATAGATACGAGCTACTTAACAGAAGGATAAACTATGATTTAGTCACCCTTGGTATTGGAGCCGCAAAAACAAATTTCAACTTAGCTAACGGTGTTACATTAGAATATGTTGATCCAGCTAATTTAGTGTACTCTTATACTGAAGACCCAAACTTTGAAGATATATATTATGTTGGTGAAGTAAAGTCAGTAAGTATAGAAGAACTTAAAAAGCAATTTCCAGAGCTTACAGATGACGATTTAAAAGACATTGAAAAATTTCCGGGAGATAGCAATTACACTAGAAATATATACGGTCAAGATTTTGATAAGTCAAACGTACAAGTATTATACTTTGAATATAAGACTTACTCAAATCAAGTATTTAAAATTAAGCAAACAGAATCAGGATTAGAGAAAGCTTTGCAAAAGCCAGATACATTTAATCCGCCAGCAAACGAGAACTTTACTACCGCATCTAGAACAATAGAGGTTTTATATACAGGAGCTAAGATATTAGGTAGAGAAAAAATGCTTAGATGGGAAATGTCTCAGAATATGACAAGACCTTTTGCGGATACTACTAGAGTAGCTATGAATTATGTTATATGCGCTCCTAGAATGTACAAAGGAAAGATTGAGTCATTAGTTAGTAGAATCACGGGTTTTGCTGATATGATCCAGATAACTCACCTTAAGCTACAACAAGTGTTAGCTAGAATGGTTCCGGATGGTGTATTTATCGATGTTGATGGATTAGCTGAAGTTGACTTAGGCAATGGTACAAATTACAATCCAGCTGAAGCATTAAATATGTATTTCCAAACTGGTAGTATTGTTGGTAGATCCCAAACGCAAGATGGTTCAGGAAATCCTAGCAGAGTGCCAATACAAGAATTACAGACGTCAGCTGGTAATGCTAAAATACAATCGCTTATAGCTACTTATCAATATTATTTACAAATGATAAGAGATGTAACCGGATTAAATGAAGCAAGAGATGGTAGTATGCCAAATGCTGATTCATTGGTAGGATTACAAAAAATGGCCGCTGCTAGTTCTAATACAGCAACAAGACACATTAATCAATCTAGTTTATACATTACATTAAGATTATGTGAAAATATTGCTCTTAGAATTGCAGACGCAATCAAGTTTCCGCTAACTGCAAATGCTCTTAAGCAAAGCATTAGTAATTTTAATGTACAAACTTTAAAAGAACTTGAAACGTTAAATATTCACGACTTTGGTATATTCTTAGAATTAGAACCAGATGAAGAAGAAAAAGCGCAACTAGAACAAAACATACAAATAGCCTTGCAATCAGGCGGTATTGATCTTGAAGATGCTATAGACTTAAGAGAAATTAAAAACCTTAAGTTGGCTAACCAATCTTTGAAATACAAGCGTAAGAAAAAGATGGAAAAAGAGCAGCAAATGCAACAAGCTAATATACAAGCTCAAGCGCAAGCAAACGCTCAAGCGTCAGAAGCCGCAGCAATGGCAGAGGTTCAAAAGCAACAAGCATTAGCCGAAACGCAAATACAGATTGAGCAAGCAAAAGCAAACTTAGAAATTCAAAAACTGCAACAAGAGTTATTAATTAAGAAACAATTAATGGCTGAAGAGTTTGGATATAAAATGCAGCTCGTTACAGCAGAGGGCGATGCTAATAAAGCTAAGATTGCTGAAATAGAAGACAGAAAAGATAAAAGAATCAAAATGCAAGGTACACAACAAAGTCAATTGATCGATCAAAGACAAAATGACAGTACACCAAAAGATTTTGAATCAAGCTTTGATGGAATGGGGGATTTGAGTAACGACTTATTCTCATAAACAATAGTTAACCAATTTTATAATATTATATCATGTCAGAAATTATTAAACAAGAAGGTGATTTCAAATTACAAAAGAGAAAGCCTACCCCTAGAAAATTAAATAAACCGGAAGTTACTACTAAGGTTGAAATAAAAGAACCTGAAGTAGCTAAGGTAGAATTAAAAGCAGAAACAGAAATTGTTCAGGAGCCACAAGAAATAGAAGTGGTGAATGAAATACAAAAAGAAGCTGATGAGCCTGTTATAGAGGAAGTAACTACTATTGAGGAAATTGAAAACGTTGAAGATACGTTTAAGCCAATTACTCATGAAGAGGAGCGAGAAGAAGCGCAATCTAAAAATATTGAATTACCTGAAAACGTAGACAAATTGATTTTGTTTATGAAAGAAACAGGAGGTACGATTGAAGATTACGCAAGATTGAACATCGACTATTCTAAAGTGGACGCAGGGGCATTATTAAAAGAATATTACAAAAGCTCAAGACCTCACTTAAATAACGAAGAGATTGAATTCCTTATGGATGACAAATTTAGTTATGATGAAGATATTGATGATGAGCGAGACATCAGAAAAAAGAAACTCGCATTTAAAGAAGAAGTTGCAAATGCTAAAGCATTTCTAGAGGGAATTAAAAACAAATATTATGACGAAATCAAGTTGAGACCGTCTATTAATAAGGACCAACAGAAAGCTTTAGACTTTTTCAACCGATACAACGAAGATCAAGCGTTGAATGAACAAAGGTATCAAAAATTTAAAGACAACACTAAAGCAATGTTCTCTAACGAATTCAAAGGTTTTGAATTTAATTTAGGAGAAAAGAGCTTTAGATACGGTGTTAATAATGTAGATACTGTGGCCGAAAAACAAGCTGATATTAATAACGTCATTAAGAAGTTCTTAAATAAAGACGGGGAAATAGCAGATTATAAAGGTTACCACAAGGCTTTGTACGCAGCGGATAACGTTGACTCTATTGCAAAACATTTTTACGAACAAGGTAAAGCTGACGCAGTTAAGGATATTGTAGCTAAGTCTAACAACATAACTACAGAACCAAGACAAAACGCAACCAGTCTTAATCTTGGCGGATTTAAAGTAAAAGCAGTCAATGGTGTTGATTCTTCAAAACTGAAAATTCAAAAAAGATTTTAAAATTAAACAAACAAAAAAATGGCATTATTACCTACATTTGGGAGCATTGTTCCTTCTCAAAAAGCACAAGCTTTAGAGTCAAACTATTTAAACTTTACAGATACGACTAACCCTGA